GTGGGCCATAAGAAGCTAATCCAAGAGTATCAGAAGTCCGCAATCTACGCTTACCCTTGCTCATACGAGGAAATCAGTTGCATCTCGGCTATGAAGGCTCAGGCTTGTGGGTGCTACTCCGTCACTACAGACTTTGCGGCCTTGGACGAAACTTCTAAAACCGGATTCAAGGTAGCTGGCAAAGGAGGCACGAACAATGAGGAGTATACGAAGGCACTCGTTAGAGCGTTGAACTTTGGTGGAACGGTCAACTATAAACCTACCTCATGGAACGATGTGGCGACCCAATGGCTTCCCGAATTGTAGCCAACATCCTCTGCCACAACAATCTCATCTACCTACAAAACCTAATCCCGCAGGTAGCCAAGTTCGCCAACAGAATCATCGTGGTGGACGATTGCTCAACTGACGATACTGCACAGGAAGACAACACGGAGGAAATAGTTAGCCTATACGACTGGCCTAATATTGAGTTTCTAAAGGGGGAGTGGTCACAAGACTCAGAACATCTACAGCGCAATATGGCCTGTAAGGTCTTATCCGACTGCGACTTTATCTATCTTCTTGACTCCGATGAAATAATGACATTGGAGGACCAGAGGAAACTGCTCGACTTCGCTCTGAGTCATCCCGAGTATGTAGGCTACGCAGTAAACACCATTCCCTACTTCTACGATCTGGAGCATGTAGCCCTCTATGACGAGGGAAACACTCCCATAGCCCTCATAAGGCCATCCGCAAGGTTCTTTATCACACGCTGCATAGAGAACCCATGGATTTACTGCCAAGACATCAATATTCACCACTTCAAGTTCTTACAGCCGAAGTCTCAGATCGGCTGGAGGGTAAAGGCCAAGCATGGAGATCAGGTTCGTCCGTTTCGCGGAGTTATTCCAACCGTTAAGAACAATGACATTGAATCCTTCATGGCTTCCTGTGGTTACACCGATTTCAAATCCGAACTTTCTGAAAGCGAGATAGAGACAGCATGAATAGAACCTTTTACACAATGAAGCAGAATGTCGGTAAGAGGATTGGTGATTCTACTACCGATATGCTGAATCTTATCGGGGGATATATCAATGACAGGGCGATTGAGGTCTACAGGCGGTTTAATATCCTAGCCAACCTCCGCTCTGACTACCAACTCACCACTACCGCAGGAGCAGAAGACTATGTTCTACCTAAAAACTTTGGCAAGGAAATTTCGGTCGTTGATAAGACGAATGGGCGTCCTCTCACTCGCATAGATAGTCAGATTAATGCAGAGAAGAACTACGCTGTCCTAGACACCCAAGGGACGGTGTGTAGCTACATCATCATTGAGAAGACGGTTCGCACACAACCCACAGCAGCCTCAGTCATCTCCTTTGTCTCGTCCTCCGCATCTGATACAAGCCAAAGTGTGTATGTGAAGGGCTTGGATGCCAATGGGTATGAGGCTTATGAAATAGAGACCCTTACTGGAACCACGCCCGTATCCACTACGACTCAGTTTAGTCGGGTGCTACTCATCTCTAAGTCTGCTGCAACAGTTGGGACGGTCACAGCCACCTCAAATACAGGCGGTGTGACGGTAGCCGTGTTCTCACCAGCTGAGATCACCCACCGAGTTAAGGTCATGCGTTTTGTTCAAGTCCCCAACTCCGCAATCACGGTTGAGATTAATTTCATCGAGAAGCTACTCCCCATGTCACAAAACTATGACTACCCCATTCTTGAATGTGAGGATGTCCTTGAGGCTGGGGCGGAGGCAGACGCATGGAGATTTAAACGCCAGTTCGCCAAGGCCGCTGACCTTGACATCGTGTTCGAGAAACGCCTTGCTAACCTAGTTTACGACAAGGAATCACAGCCTAACAAGGTTCAGCTATTCAATCCACGAACCTATCGCAACCAAGATGCCTACGGTGCAAATGTGGATGATTCACGCCGATATGGAGTATTTTAATGCCTCTTCGACGCACGTTATTTGCTAGACGCGATGTAATGCCGCGCACCTTTATTGGTGGGGATGACGCAAAACAGCCAGTCATTCGACGGCAAATCTCAGGCATGAATAACCGTCAGCACCCAAATGTTATTGGGGAAGATGAGGCGAAGAACCTAGTCAACGTAGACATAACCGTCATTGGTGAGCGTAGACGCAGAACTGGGATTACGTTGATTGAGGATTTAAGTGATTCTCCAATTACAGGCATGTTTGGATATGACCCCCAAGGACAGACAGCAAATCTACTAGTAACCGAGGGAACGAATCTTAACCGATGGACTGGCTCCGGTGCTTTTACTACTGGTGTTAAAACAGACTTCACCACCAGCTTAGACACAAAGATTGTAAAGGCTTATAAGACCGGCGTAGGTGATGTGGCCCTTGTTTCAAACGGCACAGACAACGTGTTTGAGATGACCCCCGCCTATGCCATGAATGACCTCGGGAACACTAATACCTCACCCCCAAAGACTACCGTATTTGAATCCTATAGAAATCGTGTGTGGGGATTATTAGATGATGAACTCTACTTCTCAGACGCATCGCCTTCAGACTACGCAGCCGCATTTGACCGCACAACTAACAAGTATCGCGTCCCTGTAGGTGAGGAGAGAGCTTTAATAGGAACCCGAGACCTTGGACTACTTATCGTCGGTAAGGAGCAGATATGGGGAATTAATCCTTCCACAGTTCCTGCGGCAACAGACAAGCCTGAGAAGCTGTCCGAATACGGCTGTGCGGCTGGAAAGACATTCATTCAAGTTGGTGGTGACTACCTCTACCTATCTTTCGATGGAGTTAGAGGTCTTAGACGCACCGAGCAGGATAAACTCCAATACGGCTCATCTCTCCCTATAAGCTACAAGCTAAAGACTGAGCTCTCCGCAATCTCATGGGCCTACATCACTAAAGCCTGTGCGGTTTACTGGGACAGCAAGTATTTCATCTCACTCCCAACTGATGGATCGACCTACAACAACCAGGTCTGGATTTACTTCCCCGCCACTAACGGCTGGTCTGTAGTTAAAGGCTGGAACGTGTCTAGCTGGGCGAAGTTTAAGGTGAATGGTGAGGAGCGACTTTACGCTGGGGATGCTATTGACGGGATGGTATACAGAGCATGGCTCGGTGCTTCAGACAATGGAACAGCAATCGAGTGGACCGAAGAAGGCCGAAATGAGGATATGGGGCTTCCTTTTGTGAAGAAGTATGCCGGTGAGTTAAAGGTGGTAGCTAAACCAGCGGGAAATTATGACATCTATGTTTACGGCTCATTCGATAACGGAGCCTACAACCTCCTAGGTACCATGAATGTATCAGGAAATCTAGTCACCTTCCCAGTTACATTTCCTGTCTCATTTTATCCAGACGCCGAGTGTTACAAGAAGTTCCCACTAGACCCATACGGAGAGTGGTATTCATTCCGCTACAAACTCTATCACAACACTGTCACGACTAACGCCGATGACATCACAATTTACGAAACCTCTCTTACGGCGATCCCGCAAGAGTATGACTCAGAAGAAGAGGTATAAAAATGACCGTCAATCTTACCGTCACCAAGAACGCAACGCTTCCTGATTCGGCATCTAAGACCGACTTTCATAACATGGTGGATGGTGCTACTGCATCTGGAACAGTTAACTTTTCAGACTTGACAGGAAGTGCCGCACAGTCGCAAGTCCCTAAGCTGACGAGTTCTGGGAACCTCGTAGACACAGGAGCCTTAACTACTGCTTCTGCGGCAGCTGGGGATGTGCTGTATAACAATGGTACTAATTGGGTAAGACTGGCTAAAGGTTCGGCTTCAAAAGTTCTTGCCATGAACTCTGGTGCTACTGCTCCTGAATGGGCGGCAAATTATCCCCTAGAAGGTTATGCAACAGGTAAAAACATATTTAGAACTGTTGCTTTTAATATTGCCGCAGGGGGAACACCGGGAACAAATATAAATATTACCGCAACTTCCATATTTAATGGCCCGTCTATAACCAATGCTACAAATCTAGCTAAAAATGGAAGTAGCGGTTCCTTCGCTTTGACTACTGATGGAACGGCTATAACTCTTGATATTACTGAAAATGTTATTGCGGTTCTTGGAACCTATGTACAAACTCATGACATTAAGAACTCCTCGAAAGCCGCAGGAGACATATTTTATCCAAGAGGAACTGCATCATCCAATAATATTCTTATAAAAGTTACCCAAACTGGGACAAATTCTGACTCTGATATATTGGCAGTTGTTTCTAGCGCAGGAGATGCCTTGTTAATAGTAATGACATTTATCACTTCATCCTAACTAGGGGAACTATCTACGGACTCGCACTATGCCCGATGCTGTTACTGAAATAGCTGACTTTTATCTTAAACACAAGACCTACTTTTGCCGAGAGGCATTAGAGGAAGCGATAAGAAAGCATATTGAATATGGAACTATTACAGTTCTTAAAGATGAGAATGGAATATCGGGCATCATGCGATTTAACATACACGGAGATTGTTGCCATGTGCTTGACCTCATTATCAGAAAAGACTTGGAAAGAAGGCAAATGATTAAGCTGATTGCAATTCACTCATGGGCTAAATTTCCCTATGCAAACTTTTATAGATTCGA